ATGGCTTCGTTCAAGAAGGACGGCGACGTCTGGCGCGTGCAGATCGCGCGCAAGGGCATCCGGCTATCCGGCACGTTCCCCACCAAGCGAGCGGCCGAGGCATGGGCGGCCGAGAAGGAAAATGCAATCCTGAAGGGCACCTACCGCGGCGCTGGCTCGAGGACCGTTGCCGATTTGTTTGATGAATACGCGAAGCGCGTTTCGGAGGGAAAGAACGGTGCTCGATGGGAGCAGACGCGCTTCAAAGCTTTCAGGAAGCATTTCCCCGAGCTGGCCGGCAGGTTACTGACGGAAATCAGCTCGCATGATTGGGGCGTATGGCGCGATGCGCGGCTCGCCGGTATCCAGAATCCGGAGCAGCCTGGTGACTATCTACTTGCGCCCGTCGGCGCTGGGACAGTGATCCGCGAAATCAATTTGTTCTCGCATGCCTTCACGACCGCTCGCGATGAATGGAAATGGATCTCGGAAAGTCCGCTGTCCGGCGTTCGACGCCCCAAGGAACCCAAGCCACGCGACCGACGCATCTCGGAGGAAGAACTCGAGAAGCTCATGCATGCGCTCGGCTATGAGTCGGAGCACCCACCTGAAAAAATGTCGGCGCGCGTGGCGCTGGTGGTCATGTTTGCGATCGAGACTGCGGCGCGGGCCAGCGAAATATGCAGCCTGACATGGGATCGCTTGCATGAACGTCACTTCCATCTGAATCAAACAAAAAACGGCTTCGCGCGCGACGTCGCGATGTCGATGCGAGCTCGCGAGATCATCGAAGAAGTTCGGGCCGTGACGAGTGAAAAGTCGACCGTATTCGATGTTCCGGCGCCGTCGCTAGATGCGCTTTTCAGGAAGGCTCGCGATCGATGCGGGATTGCCGAACTGCATTTCCACGACACGAGACATGAGGCGATTACACGGCTCGCGAAGAAGCTCGATGTTCTCGACCTCGCGCGGATGGTCGGCATCCGCGACCTGAAAATCCTGAGCGTGTACTACAACGAGACGGCGCACGATATGGCCGCACGCCTCGATTAAATCGATTTCGTCTCGCGATAGGATTCGGCCCAAGCAATCACTTCTGACGCCTTCCAGAGTGGATGCATGCGCTGTCCGTTGACGTTTGGCAGACGAATCGCGGCAGGAAAGTTCGGCATGCAGCAGATGCGTTCGCGAACGACCGCCGGATTGCGCTTCAGATACGCTGCAATCGTCTTGATATCCCACAGATCGATTTCAACGGGAAGAGCGGGACGTACTGCCTCGGCGATCTTATGTGCAAGTTCTTCTATTTCGCTCACGATTCCTCTCCCTGTCGTTGCGCGAGGGCGATCTGCGCATCGAGCGCTTCTTCGAATGAGGCAAATCTCCCCCATATTTCTATCGTCCAATCGCTGGAACCTTCGTAGACCGCTTTCGTCCGCATGAAGCGATACCGTTCCGCATCCCGCTTATCCGCCGCAGCGGCTTCCAGCTCTTCCAGTAGGAGGTCGATGGCATCGGCGGCAGCCGTGGCATCTGAGACGATATGTGTTCTGCCGGTGTACTTGCGCAGTTCAGCCGCCAGCGCTCGCATCTTGTCTTGGTCGATCATCGGTTACTCCATTCGGTCAGTTGCGTGTCATATCCGAGCATCAAAGGATGCTTCGGATCGCCGCTTTGAGTCAGGCCGAAGTGCTTCACTGGTTTCCCGCTGGTTTGCAGCATAGCGAGCACGGTATCGAAATCGCTGCGCATATGTTTGGGGGCCTTCGAGCGATTCCCCCAGCACGGAACGAGCACGTCAGCATCTTCGATAATCCGACTGATCTGGATGAGGTTAGCGCGCCACTGGTCAGGCGCTATCAGGACATCGGCCAACTCTTTGACGTCAGTGGCACGATAGGCTGACACGTTGCCGACGATGAAGCGCCGGCCGCCGTTGACCTTCGTGAAACCGATCCATTTCCGTACTGTTGCATCGTCCAGCGTCGCGTCTGCCGTCGATGGGTTGATGCCGAAGTACGCGAACGTCAGGCCGTCCATCTGCACATCGCGCTCAAGACGGTAACGGAATTTCCCGCACTCGCTGATAATTGCACTCATCACGCACCTCCCTTATCGCTAGTGGGGGCGGTCTTGAGGGCTCGAATAGCGCCGACGCACAACTCGGCCCCAGACCGCATTTCGGCGATATTCCGTTCAGCCGCTACGCGCTCGCACACCTTCGCGCACTCCTCGATAGGCGACGCCGACACCAGGTTTGAAAGATGCGAACGGCTTTACCCACGCCATGATCCGTGCTTCCTTCGGAACGATCGGAAGGATATCGTGCAGGTTGCCGCTGGTCATCGACATAGCCCATCCGTCTGAAAATTCATCGCAGAGACGAGCCACAAGCGCCTTGTGTGCATCGATATGGTCATAAGCCGCCGCCTCCGGGTGGAGGTGTCCGTAAAATTTTTCAGCCAAACCAAGATAAGGCGGATCAGCGTAGGCGAATCTCATCGCATCCTCTAAATCAGTAGATCAAGCCTCAATGGCGGACGCTCGGTCGCATAAGGCAGCGTGAGCATGAAAGCGCCGGGAGTCGAGTCGGTGCAGTGACGGAGCCCAACCGTCATCCGAGCGCCCACCGTTGAAGCCGGGTTGCCGCGCGACGGGTGCCGCGCGGCTGGTAAGTCACTCTTCCTCGACTTCCTCGTCGGGGTGCGTGTCGAGGTCGGAGCCGGCGAAAGGGCGGTGCTCGTCGTCTGCCGGCGGCGCATCGCCGAACAGCCCCGGCTCGACGTAGTCGCTCGGCGGCGTCAACGTGATGCCGATCTCCTGCTGCAAGCGCATGGCGATCTTGCCGTGATCGGTCTCGTCCTTCGGGTGCGCGGTGATCTTGAAGTGCACGCCGACCGACCCGCCCTCCTGCGTGGTGAACCGGATGTCCTTCAGCTCGCATTCGGTGAGCAGCACGTCCTCCATACCGCTTGCACCGATGTGGAAGCGCAGCAGATATCCGGGCCACTTACGGTCCCACGCAAGATTGCGCATGAACGGGAATCGCAGCTCGGTCAGGCCGTCGTGTTCCATCGGCAATTCGCAGGGCTTCGGCAGCGGCTTGCGGTACAGCATCGCGCGCAGCGCCGGATCAAAGTCGCCGAGCACTTCGCCGCCCTGCACGACGTGCAGGCCGATCGAAATCGCGGGCACACGCTCCGCGCCGTGCTTCTCGCTGACGTTCGTCACCGAAACGATCTTCGCGAGGGTGTTGTCGAGAGAGAACATGCAGTGCTCCTGAATGGTGGTTGGGCGATTACTTCTGCGCGGCCGGCATGCGACCGGCATAGTGGCGCACGCGGCGCTCGACGTGCTCCGGAACGGCGCAGATGCTGCCGCCGTCGAATGCGGCGAACAGCGGCCGGAACAGCTCGCGGTCGGTCACGCTGATGGACGTGTCGTGCCGGATCGCGGCGACGAGGCGGTAGAGGTCGTTGCTCGTCTTCATGTCAGGCCGCCTTGGATGCGCGGGCCTGAATGCCGAAGTAGACCGCCTTGCACGCGGCCAGGTCGACCGCAGCGTTATGCGCGCCTTCCAGCTTCTTCCCGGTGAAGAACTCGTAGGCCTCGCCGAGGTTCGGCGACTTCGGATGGTTGCGCCCGGCGCGCAGCATCTTCTCGGTCGGCGGCAGGTTGATGATCTTCGTGCTGTTCGTCTGAGTGCAGAACACGGGGCCTTTCTTCCAGTCCTCGTGGAACCCGTGGTCGGCACCGAGCGCGCGCATCGCGGCGATGCGTACGAGACGCTGGTCGAACGACTCGTTGTGCGCGACGCGCAGCTCGGCCTCTGACCACATCGTGATGAACGTGCCGAGCGCATATTGCAGAGAATGGCCGAAGCGCTGCGCGAGCTCGTTCGTGATACCGGTGAGCTGCTCGAGCTCGGCCGGGATCATCCAGCCTTCCGGCCGGATCATCAGGTCCATGAAGGCGAGCGTGCGGCCGCTGTCAGCGTCGAACAGCTCGGCCGCGAGCTGCGTGATGTGCGGTTGGCCCGGATGGTCGGACGGCTCGTTCCACAGCGGCAGGCCGTTCGTCTCGGTGTCGTAGAAGATGATGGGGTTCATGGTGTCGTGTCGATATGGGATAGATCACGCGCCGAGCAGCACTTCTCGGCGGTCCTGATGCGCTTGCTCGAGTTTCACGTACTGGTCCTGCGGCAGATCGCGCGCGCTGTCGAGAACGAGAGCAAGCACTTCTTCATCGCTGGCCTTTTGGATCTGCGCGAGCAGATCGTCGTAACTCGGAAGCGTCATGTCGGATTGCTGCTGGCGCTGGTCGGTGATCTCGCCAGTCGAAGGGTCGACAGTCGCGCCCGTGTCCGGATCGGTGACGGTGACGAAGTTCCCGTCGATGACGGCGTGATGCCCGTTGTCTGCTGCGTTCGCGATCGCCATTGCGTTCTGCAGTTCGATCGACTTCGGCATGTACTTGAGCACCTGCAGCAGCGGTACTTTGCGCGCGTACATTTCCGGGTCGCGGAAGCTGTAGTGCTTCGCGCCGACCTTGTTGTACTTGTCGCGATGCTTCCAGACCTTCCGAATGGTCCAGACTTCGATCACCGGGTACTCCGAACCATTCACGCGGCCGACGGCGTACACGTGCGTGATCTTGTCCGGGTCGTTTTCTTCGCCCGGTCGGTGGCGGATGAACGGCGAGTCGCCGAGGGCATAGTCGAACTCGTCGCCCTCGAACACGGCTCCCGTCCAGACGGTCGCGCGGCCGCTGCGCGACACCAGGTCAACGAGGCCTTTCCAGCCCGGCACGAACTGGCACGTGCGGCCGTATGGCACGAGAAAGCCCTGGCCATCGACGCCGATCTCGAGGCCGAGCGTCGCAGCAGTCATGATCCCGGCTACGATCGTTTTAGGTTCGCACTCCTGCAGCTTCGGCGTCGAGCTGAACGCAGTCACGGCGAGGCGCGCCATGCGATCGGCCGTCAGGTGCTTTGGAAGAGCGAGCGCCATCTGCGGCTTGAACTTGTCGAGGAAGCTGCTGAACGAAGCGACCGGGTTGTCTTTCTTGCCGGTCGCGACCTGCTTCAATGCGGCGGTGCTCATGTTGTTTGGACTCCGGATAGGGTGTAAATGGATTGCGGGCGGCGCAGTGCCGGGTTACTTGATCTTCGAGAGGCGAAGCACGCGGATTTCCTTCGTGCGCGAGTACTTCTCGTAGATCTCGGGCGCGTCCTCTTTCAGCAACTTCTGGTCGACTCTGGTGTCGTTCTGGTTCTTCCACGTGGCGATCGTGTTGCCTCCGGCCGTGAGAACCGCGTTAGGCTGCATGAACGCTGTGATGCGGTAGCTCAGTTCTTCTTCGGACGCTTTAAGGATCGCGATCTTGGCTTTCACGTCGATGAGGTTGAACACCGCGTCGCGGATCTCAGTGGTTGCTTCGATCGAGCCGCCGTTGCTCTTCGCGTAGATCGCCTTGCAGTCGTCGAAGTCGATCGGATCCGGCGCCACGTCGGCGAGCACGCAGTCGTTCCAGAATTCGACAACACGCCCGCGAATGCCGTCGATGGTTTCCTGGTCGCGTTTCACCCAGTAGATGAGTAGGTCGTCCATGCCGATGAGCGTTGCCACGACGCAGAAGTCGCGGCCAGTGATGCCGAGGCCGTGCATGAACTGCGCGGCGTAGTCGATCGGCACCTCGTCGGTGCCTTCTTCGCCCCATTTCTTCGCGGCGAACGGATGCACCGTCTTGCAGTCGCCGTTGATGTGCTCGCCCGAGAACTGGACCATTTCGCCGGCGATTTCGACTTCGCCAGTCAGGCGCAGCTCGAAGTCGATCTCGCACGCCAGAAAGGGATGCTCGGCATCGGTGTAGCGCTCGTTCGTGCGCACAAGCTCGACTTCGATCCCTTCATCCTCGAGACGATCGATGAGCATCTGCAACACGACCGGCTCCAGGCGGTGACCGCGATCGAAGCGCTTTTGCTGTTCTGGCGTGATCTCTTCGCGCGGCGCGCGGCCGGTCTTCTGCAGCCACAGTTCATGGGGTGTTTTCCACGGGCTGACGCCTAGGATGGCGGCAACGTCACTGCCGCCGATGAAGCCAAGGCGATTCATTTCGGGTGCGTTCATGCGGGCCTCGCACTGGCAGTGGTGGGTTGATCGACACTCGGCGGATCGGGCGGCAGGATCATCAGCCCGATGGCGATGAGGAGAAGCCAGCCGAGGAAGATTTTGGTGAGCGGGTGGGTCAGGACGCGTTTCATGCTGATTGCCCCGAGATAGCCTTCTGGAGGGCATCGGCGTCGACGCACACTTTGATCCGACATTGCGCGCCGATCACATCCGTCATGACGTCGGCCAGCGCTTCGCAGACGCGCTGCAAATCCGTAAGCTCCGGCTGTGATTTGCGGATGAGCGTCTGCACGCGCTCGCCGAGAATGCGTTTGTGGACGATGACGCTCACAGTCCCCCTCCCGCGCGCAGGCCGACGAGCACATACCAGCCCGCGCCGATCAGCGCGAAGATGCCGAACGCGGCGATGCGGATGATTGCGCCGTGCACGCGCTCGCATGAGGCGAGCAGCGCGTTGTCCGCCGCCGGCCGAGGGAGGGAGAGGGGGCGCATCACTTGGCCTCCAACTCGCGCAAAGCCGCTTCAGCCTTCTCGAGTTGTTCGCGCGCGCGCTTCAAGTTCGAGATGCGGGTCTGTTCGTTGAATTCGGCGGCCCTTTCGCAGACGTCTTGCGGAACATCGACCCCCATCGCAGCGGCAGCAGCGACAAGTTCAGCGGCGAGGCCGCCATGCTTCGCCTCACGTGCTGCGGCGAATCGCTTCTCGATGCACTCGGCGGCGATCTGTTGAGCTTCCTCAAGCGAGGTGGCCGGGAAGCATTCCCCGTTGTGGCCGTTCGTGCCGGGATCAGTCCATTGGTTGCAATACCAACCGAGGTCACCTTTCGAATCCCCAAACAGCGAAATCAGGCGCGTGCTGCGTTCGTATCGATCAGCCGGCTTCATGAAATCCTCGAACGTCTGGATCGAGATCTTTTCGCTGTATTTCTGCGTCACGACGAAGTGCGTGATCCTCCCCGCGATGAAATCGTCGAGCTTCTTCAGCTGCGCGAACTGCTTGCGCATCGCTGCACGGGCCGCATATTCGCGATCCTCGGCGACGCGCCCGGCACGCACTTCACCCAAGCTGTTGCGAGCTGCGGTGAGTTCAGCCTGAAGCGCGACGACTTCCGCATGCAACTTCTCGACCGGCGGCGTCGTGAACACCTCGTTCCAGACTTCCGGCTTGCCGTACGAAATCTCGCGATCTTCGTGCTCGTAGACCGGGCGAACGATGTGGCCGTCATCGGTGCGCGCGACATAGTCGGCCGCGCGACCGCGGATGTCGTAGACCTCGTCGCCTTGCTTCGGCATGGTGTTGATCGTGCTCACCGAGCACCTCCCGCGATCGTCACGACCCGCACCGGCTCCGGCGCAGTCTTGCGGCCGGCCTTGATGAGGGCGGCGTCGATGGTCAGGCGCAGGCCGGACGGGATCATGACCGTGCCCGCGTCTGCTTCGGCGGCGAGCATTTCGATGGCCGTCGCCATGTCGGGCGCAGCGGCGAACAATAGAGCGTTTCCCGGCGTGTCGACGTGCACTTCGTTGAGCGATGCCAGAACCATCGGTGAATTCGCGGAGCCAATATGGAGGTATCGGCCTTTCCCGGTGACGTGGTAAGGCCCCGGCGTGTGCTTGATCTCGTTCATGTGGTCCCTCTGTGTGGTGTGATTACGCCGCGTCGGCGAGTTTTCCGGTTTCGACTTCCTCAAACTGACCAGCCTCTGTCACGCTATACCAGACTCCGGATTTGAGGTTCTCGCCCTCGTAGCCGACGGCGAATCGGGCACGTCCTTTGGCGTCGCGGTATGCGATCGAGACGGACGCACCCTTGCCGACCTTGAATTGCGTGTCGAAACCGGCGACTGCGATGATCGCGCTTTCACCGTCAGCAACGATCCGCGCGCTGTCGCCGCTGGAGCCGATCCGCGCGCTGTAGCCGCTGGAGCCGATCCGCGCGCTGTAGCCGCTGGAGCCGATCCGCGCGCCGTCGCCGCTGGAGCCGATCCGCGCGCTGTCGCCGCTGGAGCCGATCCGCGCGCTGTAGCCGCTGGAGCCGATCCGCGCGCTGTAGCCGCTGGAGCCGATCCGCGCGCCGTCGCCGCTGGAGCCGATCCGCGCGCTGTCGCCGCTGGAGCCGATCCGCGCGCTGTAGCCGCTGGAGCCGATCCGCGCGCTGTAGCCGCTGGAGCCGATCCGCGCGCCGTAGCCGCTGGAGCCGATCCGCGCGCTGTAGCCGCTGGAGCCGATCCGCGCGCTGTAGCCGCTGGAGCCGATCTGCGCGCCGTCGCCGCCGTTGTCGTTCTCGGTGCTGGCCTCCACGGTAACCTCGACGGAGATCGCTGTCGTTTTCTCGATCAGCTTGTCGGAGGCACTCCGCGCATCCGCCGCGATATCCTTCGTCACCGATGTGTCGTCGAGCAGTTCTGAGAATGCGCGCTCGGTCAGCCAGCTCGAATCGTCGAAACGGTTGTCGTCGCGCAGCGCCTGCTGCACATCGGTGTATTCCGCGCCTTGCGGAAACTTACGGATGAACCAGCCGTATCCATCGGTGCAGGCCTCCCATTTGCGCAGCAGGTCGGTCGTGATCTTCATGGTGCTCCTCGGTGGTGGTGTGTTGCGTTGGTCAGTGCTTCTGATGCATCTTCTTCGCCCAAGCTGCCGCGCCTTCGAACGTGCGGAACGGCAGCGTTAGGCCATCGCCCAGGCGCGCCATCCAGAAGCCGTAGCGCATGAAAAGGTGGGTTCTCATTGCCAGACCATCCCTTTGGTATCCCAATCGATCGTTTCCTGGCGAACCTTGATTCGGTGGCCGTCCGCGCACACGTACTCGACGATCACCATCAGCGCGTATTGGAGGGAAAGGAAGGACGTCACGTAGCCGGTTTCCATGTCAGGCCTCCTCATCGCCTTGGAACAGGCCCGCAGCTTCTGCCAGCGCCGTCGACAGATCGCCGTAGCAGCAGTCGAGATGCCCGATGTACTCAGCGAGGAAGCGGCGGCATCGCGCGTCGATTGTCTCGGCTGGATCGGCGACGAACTTCCGGGCGAAGCCGACGAGGTCGTGCTCGGCCTCGGCCATGCCGAGTTCGTGGCCGGCCTTGAACATGACGTCGTTTTTCGCATCTGCCGCGTCGTCGAACTGCTGCAGCTGGCGGTCGGACCAGAATTCGGCCGCGCGCTCGGTAAGAGTTGGGTTGAGCATGATGGTCTCCGATGCATGGCGAAGGTCAGCCCCGACCCGGGCCACTGTGGCCCATGCCGCCGGCTGCGCCACTGCGGCCATTGCCGCTCGTGCCGCGGCCAGCTGATCCGGTGCTTGCGCCGATCCCGCCATTGCCGCCGGTCGCGACGTGATCGTCCGTGTTCCACACGCCGCCGATGCCGATGTTCGGAGGGCCGTCGTGTGCCGTGCTGCACGCCGCGAGGGCGAGGAGGATGAGAAGGGATGCGAGTTTCATGATTGGCTGCCTTAAGCAGCAGTCAGGGAATCGCGATGCAGGCAGATGCTGCGATCCTTCCGCATCCCCTTGGCGCGCACCAGGACGTAGACCAGCGTGTCGTATTCGAAATCGACCGTGCCGGTCAGTCCTTCCGTCCAACGATCGTTGATGATGTTCGTGCGACCGATGACAACCTTTTCACCGCGTTGCCACTTGCGGGTCGCTGCGTTGATCTCTGCGTTCATCTCTGACTCCTGAGCACCGTGAGTGGCGCTGTTGAAGTAATCTTAGGTTGGCCTAATGCGTGAGTCAAGAACTGTTTAGGCCGGCCTCATGCTGCGGGCATAAAAAATCCCGCCGAAGCGGGCAGTCTGATCGCAGGTGGGTCAGCTGGTTTGGCGCTTGCAAGCGATAACCATCGCGCGTTCCTGGGTATGGGCGCCGAAGAACCCGACGCCACCAGGCGATGCGCCGCCGCCGATGGTGGATGCATCCTCTCCGGTTCGGTCGATCACGTCATAGCCGGCCGAGTTGCACAACTCGCCAGCGGCCTGGAAGCACTTGTCCCAGCCTCGCGCGAGGCCACTGCAATTGAGGGTGTAGGCCTTTCGGCCATCTGGTGCGTAGCTCTCATGAACTGTCGCGCATCCGGCGAGCACCACGCACAAACACAGAATCGATCGTTTCATGTTTGCCTCTTCTAGATCGTCGACCGCGGCCCTATTGGCGAGGCGGTTTGATGCGCGAAAGAATCTCGGCCGCGCCGAGGAGGCAATCGGCGAGCTTCGAAAGGTCGCTGACGAAGTTCTGGTATTCACCTGAATCGTTGGTCGGGGGCATTCGCGCCCCGCGCCGGTAGTCGTCCAGCCTCGCTACACCCTGGCTATCGATTTTTATGCTTTCCATGTTGTCCGCCCTCGCTTCGGCCTTCACGTAAAAGATCCGCCGCAGCCGCCCCTTTGGCTCTGACCGACGAAATGTCCATATCTTGTGAATGTTTGGATTCGGCGGAAACTGAGGGTAAACCCTTGACATACGACAAGAGATCTGAAACTTCCGTATGAAGATTTTGTAAGCGACTGATTAATTTTGAAATTTCGGGCGACTTTGTTTCATCGGTAACGTTTGGCTTAGGGTTTACGATAGTGCTTTCATGTGGTGCGACGGTCGATTTCTTCCCGCTCCCGAACAGAACCCATTCGGGTGTCACATGTAGGAGCGAGCACGCCTTGATAAGGTAGATGGCGCGAATATCCTTCGCCGGCTTGATTGTCCCCGCACCGATCCATGCCGCAACGGAAGGCGCAGCAACCCCTACATCACCGGCAAACCGATTGACGTTGCCGTGGTACTCCTCGCTCTCCGCGAGGGCTTTTGCCAGTCGTTCGTTCCATGTCTTCATGAGGCTAGCCTAATACATTTGTCTTTAGGGCAACCTTGCGTTTTGGCCTTAGGTGCGCCTAAAATGGAGTCCAGACGCAACGAGGACTCCGCGATGAACGACGAAGCCAGCACCATCATTGATCGCCTGGGCGGCACCACTGCGGTTGCCAGACTTTGCGAATGCACGCCGCCATCGGTCCATCAATGGCGTACTGACGGCATTCCGAAATACCGCCTCCAGTTCCTGAAGCTGGCGCGTCCGGACGTTTTCGAAGAGCCTGCCGCTCCCAATGAAGCTGCAAACGCAGAACCCGCATAACCCAAAACCCCCACCGAATCGGCGACGCCGCCGGCAATGACCCGCGGCGCGCAACGGCAGCAAAGGCATCAGGGAGCAACGTGATTCACCGGGGGCCACGCGCGTGGACGACAGGAAGATAGGTGATGGAATGGCAAGACCGCGATCGAGCAGCGTGCTCGGAAAATTAACGGAGAACGTCCAAGTCCGCATGGATGCTGAGACGAAGGACGAACTCGAACGCCTCGCGTGCGACGCCGGCATGTCGCTTGCCGAATTCCTGCGAGAGTTGGTCATGATTCGCGCCTACGGCCAGGATCATGTGTGCAGGCTACACAGGGCCCGGCTCGCCGCGGTCGCCGGAACGTCACCGGAACGAGAGGATTAATTCATATGAATAGCCTCGTTGATATCTGGATCGACGTCTGGATGGCGCTTGTTATCGGTTGCGTGTTCGGCTGCGCATGGAGATTCGCATGATCGACATCCCGAATCCTCTCACCGATGCGGAGTGTTGACGTGGCGCGCATCCGCTCGATCAAGCCCGATTTCTGGACAAGCGAGACGATCGTCGAACTTCCGTTCGAGGTGCGCTTGTTCTTCATCGGCTCATGGAATTTCGCTGACGACAACGGCAACCTTCAGCGCTCGGCCAAAAAATTGAAGATGCAAATCTTCCCGGCCGACTCGATCGACTGCGAACCGATCATTCAAGCGCTGATTGATGCTGGATTGTTCATTGAGTACTCAGTGAATGGAGAGCATTACTTATCCATCAAGGGTTTCCGGGAACATCAGGTCGTCAATCGCCCATCTAAAACAGCCATCCCTAGGCCTTCAGAGAATGATCTGTTCGGAGGACTCATGGAGTCCTCAGTGACGGAAGGGAAGGGAGAGGAAGGGAAGGGAGAGGATATGTCGGGCAAGCCCGACTCCGTGAGCGAAGTCCTCGACTACCTGAACTCGAAAGCAAACCGAAATTTTCATCCCGTTCCCGCGAACACGAAGCTCATCGCTGCCCGGATGCGCGAAGGTGCGACCGTCGAGCAGCTCAAGGCCGTGGTCGATGCGAAGGTCCGCGACTGGCTGCGCGACCCGAAAATGTGCGAGTACCTGCGACCAGCCACGCTCTTCAACGCCGAGAAGTTCGGCCAGTACGCCGGCGCGCTCGGGACCAAGCGCGCGAACGGTTCATCGGTCCTGTCCGAGTACGACGACCTGATGCGGGGCTCGCTATGACCGCTCTCGCTCGCAACGCTCAATCGCTGATCGACCTGCGGATGCGCGGCATTCGCCCGGAGCTACCGGTGCTTGTCTCGCTGGTCGGCGCGCTCGAGTTCGAGAACGTCACGCTGATCGCCGATCCGAAGGTGCGGTACGACTGGCGTGCGATTGGCGGTCTCGACGTCGAGGTCATCGCCTCCACCGCGGTGACCTTCCCGAGCCTCCTGCAGACGCTTGCGGATCTCGCCCTTGGCGTCCCCAAGCGGATGATCCTGACGTTCCGCGAAGGCCCGAGCGTCGAATGCGGCGAGTGGCGCCAGATAACCGATTTCAAGGTCTTCGACTGGTTCCCGATGCCGCTCGCACATGCCGCTTGGGGCGAGTCTCGCAAGCTCGCGAGCCGGCTGCTCGATGAGGTCGGTAAGACCCTGCCAATCCCCTACGACGAGGCGCTGAACCTCGTCATCCAACTCGCCAACGAGGGCAAACCGTGGCACGCATGATCCCCGACGACGTCGATTTCGACGCCTACCTGCACGACGAGGACGACGGCCGCGCCGATGTTCGGCCGGCTTCGGAATGCCTCGACGACGTGATCCGCATGTTCCATAGCGAGGAGGAGCAGTCGGTCGGGCTGCCGACGCCGTGGTCGAAGGTTGGCGATCAGCTCAAGTTTCGCCCAGGCGAGGTGACGCTCTGGGCCGGCGTGAACGGCCACGGAAAGTCTGGGGCGCTCGGTTACGTGATGCTGCATGGAATGGCCGCCGGCGCTCGCGCGTGCATCGCCTCGTTCGAGATGGAGCCGAAGAAGACCATGCACCGCATGTGCCGCCAAGCTGTCGGCGGCGCTGTCCCGACGATCGATTCAATCGGCAAGTTCCATCGCTGGACCGACGATCGACTTTGGCTCTATGCGCAGAACGGGAAGGCCACGCCCGACCGCATGATCGCCGTCTCGCGCTACTGCCGAAAGGAACTGAACGTCGACCACATGGTCATCGACAGCCTCATGAAGTGCGGGCTCGCGCCGGACGACTACAACGGCCAGAAGAATTTCGTCGACTCGCTCTGCGTGCTGGCTCGCGATACCGGCTTGCATATCCACCTGGTACACCACGTCCGCAAGGGCGAGAAGGAAAGCACCGCACCGGACAAGTTCGATATCAAGGGCGCCGGCGAGATCACCGACCTAGTCGATAACGTGTTGATCGTGTTCCGGAACAAGCGAAAAGAGGCGCAAATCGAGGCCGAAATGGATGCCGAGAAAGTCGCCGAGCTCGAAAAAGTTCCGGATTCGTTCCTGATCTGCGGGAAGCAGCGGCATTTCTCATGGGAAGGCCGGATCAGCCTGTGGTTCGACCGGGACAGTCAGCAACTGCTCGAGCATCCGAATTCGGGCCGTCAACACCTCGATTTCACGTCGGGGATATTCAAGGAGGGATGGGCACGATGACCGCCACTACCCCCGCGCGCGGGACTCTTCCTCCCCAAGAGCAGGAGGGCGCATGCTGACCGTCAAGCTCCCGTACCCGATCAGCGCGAACCGGTACTGGCACCCGGTGCGCATCGGCCCGCGCATCACGATCGTGCCGACGAAGGAAGCGAAGGCATACAAGGCCGAGGTCGCGCTGCTCTGCAAGGTCGCCGGCATGAAGCCGATCACGGGTCGCGTGCACGTCCACATCGACCTATATCCGGCGCGGCCGCAGGATTGGCAGAAGCGCATGCGCCAGCACGGCGCGGCTTGGGACGACACCGTGCGCTGCCTCGACGTCGACAACGCGCGCAAGGTCGTCTACGACGCGCTGAACGGCGTCGCATTCGAGGACGACGGCCGCATCTGGTCGGACAGCGCGACGCGGCGTGAGCCGGATGGCGAGGCGCGCGTCATCGTGACGATTGCGCCGATCGCTGCGTCAAGCCCGCAGGCCGAGCTGTCAATCGAACCTGCGCATTCGTCAGTTTCGCCGGCCGTTTCGTCAGTTGCGCAGTCCGCGCTGTTTGATCCCCTGGAGGCGTGAGATGAACCTCGTCCAACTCGCCGGCATGCTGCCGCGCGACCCGCAGTTCCGCGAATGGGTCGGCGGTTTCGTCAACGGCGATCCCGTCACCGCCGACGAGGCCGCGCAGTTCGTCCGCGCCGTCTGCAAGGTCGAGTCGCGGCGCGAGTTGGCGACCGATATGCATGCGGCCGACCGCTTCAACCACTTCCTGCGCCGGCCGTTCATCGACTGGCGCGACAACCAGCAGCACTGACTAGGAGCAACACATGAACCAATCGAACATCTATTCGGCGGGGCAGCTCGGTCTCGCCAGCGCGCTCACCAGCCAATCGATCGAGCAATGCCAAAAGCAAACGGCGGTCCCCGCGCCCGATACCATCCGCAGCCTCACCGAGCGCGCACATCAGGCAATCGAAGTTCTGGAGCACGAACTCGGGCGCCTCGTGGACTTCACGTATCCGGTCCGGGAGCCGATGCCGTGCGGTCCGGAGGAGAGCGGCGCTAACCCGCCATCCGGACCGGAGGCAATCAGTTTGCTTCGGGCGTTGATCGCGCGAATCGATTCCCAAACTCGCACCGTCCGGCAGATCGCGGCCGAACTGCGCGTCTGAGCACCACGCTACGCCGATGCGACCTCGGCCGCTGGCTCCTGCGACACGGGCGACCAACCGGGAAATCGCCATGCGCCGCCGCAAACACCTTATTCCGCTCACGCTCGAAAACCTCATCAACGAGATCCCGCGCGACCGCGCATATACCGCCGAGCACCTTGCGATGATCTTCGCCGGCTCGCCCGCCGCTGTCGAGGAAGTCGCCGAAACGGCCGTCGCGCGCGGCCAGCTCTGCGCGTCGCTGGTCGTGCGTGGCTTCCGGCGCACGTTCTGGGTGCCGACCGCTGCCGGTCCCCACGTCGCGACGCGGCGCATGCAGCCGGCGGAGTCGCGTGGCGATCTCGACTATGACCTGATGGGCTTCGCCCGGCTGGCGCTCGCTGCGAGGCGTGGCTGACTCGCCGTTCAGATTCCCGCTGCTCACAATCTTCGGCATCGCATGGGGGGGGAGCGGGACATGCTGAAGCGGGACGACATCGAGAGGCTAATGCGCGCGGGGGCCGAAGCCTTCGCACGCGGCCAGGACATCGGATCGTGCCCACACCCCCTCATGAGCGACGCGGCGGCCACCTGGCGCCGCGGATTCCAGAACGCCGCCTATGGCGCGCGATTCGTCACCGAGCAGACAGCCACGCGGAGCATTTCATGAGCGACCTGACCGCAGCACCGAGCAGCACCGAGCCGAGCGTCGAGGAACTTGCCTCGATCGCGATGGGTACGAACGCCACCGCCTCCCCGCAGGAGGCTGGCACGGCCGCCTCGGGGGAATCGACCGCCGCTGCCCAGGTTGCGGGCGCGGCTCTCGACCTCTCGACGCCTTCGGCCTCTGCGGAGACTGTGCAGTCGACGCCTCCGGCGGGTGCTGCTGACGTGCCCGAGGTCGCGCATACGGGGGAGCCCATCAGCGCCTGCGACGCTGTTCTCGCAGGCGCCCAATCCATTGCGGGTGACGACCCAAACGCCGGTGCATCCGCTGCGGCGCAGCCCTCCATCGACGCCGCGGCCTCTGCACCTGCTGCCTCGCCCAGCGATGGCACGTCGAGCACCGGCGCAAGTTCGGTCGATGACCTGCCGCAGCGAATCGCGCACCATCTCGAATCGATCTACCAGATCGCAGTCGATCACGTGCTCCAGGCGGCCGGGCCGGCCGAGGCGGCTAAGGCCGAGCTCGCGACCGAAATCGATGGCCTCCTGCACAAGCTGAGCAATGGCATCGCCGTGTCGGAAGGCGCGATCGTCGCGAAGCTGGCCGCACTGCGCGCCATGCTGTAACCGCCATGCCGCGCGCCGCTGCCCCCGCGACGAAGAAGCCTGCGAAACGCATCGAGTTTTCGCAGGCGCTCTTCGATCGCATCTGCGAGCTGATCGGGGACGGCAAGAGCGTGCGCGAGGTTTGCCGGGGCCGAGGCATGCCTGATCGCAAAACGTTCCTGAACTGGTCGAAGCGCACGCCGGAGCTGAAGCAGCAATACGACGACGCGTGCGTCGACCGTCAGGACGCGATCTTTGACGACATCCAGTACATCGCCGACACCGAGCGCGATTCGAAGCGCGCGAAGGTGCGCATCGAGGCCCGCGAATGGACGCTCGCGCGCATGAACCGCAAGCGCTTCGGCAACCACGTTTCGAACGAGCACAGCGGCCCGGACGGCGGTCCGATCCAGACGCAGGTCGTGCGCCTCCGCATGCAGCCCGTCGAGGAGCTGCCGGAATGAACGACCAGCGCGACCACTTCGACGAACGTCTCGGGGATAGCCGTGGCCGACGTCGCCGCTGAGATCGAGCTTCCGCACAACTGGACGCCGCGGCGCTATCAGGGCCGGCTCTGGAACTACCTCGTCGGCGGCGGCAAGCGCGCGATCGACATCGCGCACCGGCGCTGGGGCAAAGACGAGGTCATGCTGCACTGGACGGCGGTCGCCGCCTACGATCGCGTCGCGAACTACTGGCACATGCTGCCGAAAGCCACGCAGGCGCGCAAAGCGATCTGGACGGCCGTCAATCCGCACACCGGCAAGCGCCGCATCGATGAAGCCTTCCCGCAAGAGATCCGCAAGCGCACCCGCGACCAGGACATGTTCATCGAGTTCAACAACGGCTCGACATGGCAGGTGCTCGGATCCGACAACTACGACAACTACGTCGGCTCGCCGCCGGCGGGCATCGTTCTGTCCGAATGGGCGCTATGCAATCCGGCGGTCTGGGCCTACCTGAAGCCGATCCTCGACGAAAACGGCGGCTGGGCCGCCTTCATCACGACGCCGCGCGGCAAGAACCACGCGCACAAGATGCTGCAGATGGCGCTCGCGAACCCGAAGTGGTTCGCCGAGGTCTCGAACGTCCTGAAGACGGGCCGCTTCTCGCTCGCCGAGCTTGAGGAGCAGCGCGCCGAATACGTCGCGATGTACGGGGAGGACCAGGGCAACGCGATGTTCGAACAGGAGCTGATGTGCAGCTTTGAAGCGGCGATCCTCGGCGCGTATTACGGCAAGGAAATGGCGGCCGCGGAGCGCGAGGGGCGCATCGGCCGCGTGCCGCACGACCCGAGCCTGCCGGTCATCACCGCGTGGGACCTCGGGCATTCGGACGACACGTCGATCTGGTTCGCGCAAGTGCATTGGGGCGAGATTCGCCTGATCGACCACTACCGCGCATCGGGCCAGGGTCTGCAGCACTACGCCGAGGCGCTCGCCGGCCGCAAGATCATCATCGACGAGCACGGCGAGAAGGGCGAGCCGACGCGCTGGCACTATGGGGACGTCATTGCCGAGCATGCGCATCGCATCGCCTATCGCTATGGCCGGCACTGGGGCCCTCACGACGCGCGCCCGAAGACGCTCGCGGCCAACGGCCGCTCGATCGTGCAGCAACTCGACGACTTCGGCATTCGCATGGGTATTGTGCCGTCGCTCGGCCTGCAGGACGGCATACAGTCCGCGCGCGCGACGCTGCCGCAGTGCTGGTTCGATGCAGAGCGCTGCGACTTCGGCATCGAGTCTCTGAAGACCTACCGGCGCGAATGGGACGACGTCGCGAAGATCTTCCGCGAATTGCCCGTGCATGACTGGACGAGCCATGCGGCGGACGCGTTTCGCTACCTCTCGCTCGTCTGGAAATTCCCCGTCGAGGAGCGGCCACAGGAAGCGCCGCGCTTTTTCAACGATCTCACGGCGCGCGAAGTGTTCTGGCCGTCGCAGCCCAGCCAACCCATCCATCAGGAGCGCATATGAATCCGGCAGCCCCCGCCTATTCCTACAAGCAGATCGCCGCGAACGGCAACGTCTGCGCGAACGACGGCATTCTCGGCGGCATCTTCGTGAGCGCCGCGTCCGCAACGCCGACGATCACCGTCTACGACGACGCGGCGACCGGCACGTCGACGAAGATCGTCGATACGTTCACGCCGGTCGCGGGCAACTGGTATCCGATGCCGTTCGCCTTCAGCAAGGGGCTGAACGTCGTCATCGGCGGCACGGTCTCGGCGACCGTCGCCTATGTGATGGGGTAATCGATGAGCGAAGCGACCGCAGCGGGCAACACCGCGACTCCGAACGACCCGCTCGTTACGCGCTGGATCAAGGAGATCGAGCTGTACGAGCAGAAGGCCGACAAATGGCACACGCGCGGACAGAAGATCGAGCGTCGGTACAAGGACGAGCGGAACAATACGCGCGAGAGCAAGGAGAAGCGCTACAACATCCTCTGGTCGAACATCCAGACGCTGTTGCCGGCGTTGTATTCGCGCAATCCGAAGCCTGATTTTCAGCGGCGTTTCCTCGATGCCGATCCAGTCGGCCGCGTCACCTGCGAAATCCTCGAGCGGGCAGTCTCGTTCACCCTCGACAAGGAAGACTTCTACCTGACGGCGCGCCAGTGCGTGACCGACCGGCTGCTGCCGGGCCGCGGCACGCTCTGGATCCGCTACGTGCCGCATTTCGCCGAGTCTGAGACGCGCGCGCTCGGCACCGAGATCGCGAACGAGGGGCTGCAGGTCGATGACGACGCGCAAGCCAACGAATCGCCGGACCGGGTACAGCAGACCGCGTCCTCCGGCGAGCCGATTGAGCAGCTCGACTACGAGGAAGTCGATATCGATTACGTGCACTGGACCGATTTCGGGCATGTGCTCGCGCGCACCTGGCAGGAAGTACCGGCGGTCTGGCGGAAGGTCTACCTCACGCGCAAGGAACTCGTCGAGCGCTTCAAGGAAGTCGGCCGTGAGGTGCCCCTCGACTACAAGCCCGAGAATCTGAAGGGTGAGGAGGTCACCGAATACGAGCGCAAGGGCTGCATCTACGAAATCTGGGACAAGCGCACCCGAAAGGTGATCTGGATCAGCAAGTCCTTCCCGGTCGGCACGCTCGACGTGCGCGATGACATGCTGGGGCTGCAGGATTTCTTTCCGTGCCCGCGCCCGATGACGCCGAACATGGCGAACGACAGTGTCATTCCGGTGCCGGACTTCACGATGTACCAAGACCAGGCGGCCGAACTCGACGACCTGACGAACCGAATCGGGCTGCTCACGGATGCCATCCGCGCGACGGGCGTCTACGATTCCTCGGTGCCCGGTCTGCAATCGATCCTCGCCGGCGGCTACGACAACAAGCTCGTGCCGGTCGATGCATGGGCCGCGTTCGCGGAGAAGGGTGGGCTGAAGGGTGCAATCGAGCTGCTGCCGATGGAAGAAATCGCGCAGACGCTGCTGCACCTTTATGACGCGCGCGACCGCGTGAAGCAGGATCTGTACGAGATCACGGGCATGGCGGACATCATCCGGGGTGCCAGCGATCCGAGCGAAACGGCCACCGCGCAGCAGATCAAGAGCAATTTCGCGTCGATCCGGCTTGAGGACATGCAGGCCGAGGTGCAGCGTTTCGCGCGCGATACGGTCGTGATGGTCGCCGAGGTGCTCGCGAACCAGTTCGACATTCAGACGCTCGCCGAAATCTCCGGCTATCCGCTGATGACGGGTGACGAGAAGGCGATCGCGCAGCAGATTCTCACGCTCGGCGGCGATCTGCCCGACGAGATGGAAAAACCGTTCCTCGAACCGACGTGGGAAGAGGTGGACAAGCTGCTGCGCAACACGAACATGCGGCACTTCCGCCTCGACATCGAGACCGACTCGACGCTGAAGATGGATCAGCTGCAGGAGAAGGCCGATCGCACCGAGCTGCTGAAGGCGGTCGGTGATTTCCTCACGGCGGCCAGCAACGCACGGCCGGAGCTCGTGCCGCTGCTCGGCCAGATGCTGATGTTCGCGGTGCGCGCGTTTCCGGTCGGCAAGCAGCTCGAATCGGCGCTGCAGGCAACGATCGACGCGCTCGAGAAAAAGGCGAAGGCCATGCAGGATGCGCCATCACCGCCCACCCCCGAGCAGATCCGGGCGAACACCGCGCTCCAGATCGCGCAGGGCAAACAGCAAGGGGAAATGGCGATCGAGGGTGCACGCATGCAGTTCGAGCGCGAGAAACTGGCCGGCGAGCAGCAGGGCGACATGCTGAAGGCGCGGCTCGATGCGTGGGTGGCGCAGCAGGAGCAGGCGGCCCAAGCCGCCCAAGCCGCGCAAGAGCAGCGGCTCGAAGCGCAGCGTGCGGTCCTCGAGCAGCACACCGAGATGGTCGCGGAGCGCATGCGCGCCGAAATGCAGGCTCAAACCGAGGCGATGAAGCAGCAATTCGCGCTGCTTATCGCGCAGCTGAACAACGCGGCACGGGTCGAAGTGGCCGAGATCGCTGCGCAATCCACGCTCGATGCGGCTCAGGCCAGCGCCGCGCGCACTGCAACCGAGGGGGGCTGACGTGCCGATCTACACCGCTCAGTGCGCCGCGTGCGGCCGCGAAACCGACCTCTACCGTCCGGTTGCCGAGCGCGATCGCGACCTTCCCGAGTGCTGCGGCGCGCGCATGGCGCGCAAGATCGCCGCGCCTTACGTGGCACCTGATATTTCGCCGTACCAGGCCGTCGCGGTCGACGTCGCGACCGGCCGTCCGCCGGTGATCTCAAGCCGCAGCGCGCATCGCGATTTCCTCAAGCGCAACGGCTATGTCGAGGTCGGTAACGAAACGATCGGATCGCGCAACCGGAAGCCGGACGAGGTGCGCGGCGATTTCAACCTGCGCGGCGAGCTGACCTCCGCCACGCGCGAAGTACTGGGGAAGCAGCGATGATCGGAGCGTTCAAGGACAAGTTGTTGGCACTGCTCGCGCAGACGCAGCAGCAGGCACAACAGCGTGCGGCGCAGATGGCCGCGCAGCAGATGCAGGCCGGCGCGGCACCGGGAGGAGCGGGAATGCCGGCCGCAATGCCGCGCCCCGCCGCGCCAGGGCCCGCTCCAATGGCCGCACCGATGCCTCCGGGAGCGGTTCCCCATTGACGTTGCCGCGAAATTTCCCGCTGCCTAGCATCGTCGGCATGTAAATCGCGGGGATGCCAAAATGCAAGTCGACGGCGGTCAGGAGCAGGGCAATAAAGGGAACGACGCGGCCGAACTCTCGCTGCGGCAGGAACTCGAGAAGAACATCGCGGAGTTGCGCGAGGCGCGGCAGGATGATACTGCCGAAAGCGGCGCCGCTGCGCCGGCGGCAGCAAACGCGGCTTCGAAACCCGATCCCGCCGAAGCTTCGACTGCTACTGCGGCCAATCCGGCCGCCGCCGTCGACGACAAGGGTGCGGCCGCTGCGGCGACTCCCGAATCGAAAAGCAAGGCCCCGCAGTCCTGGAACGCTGCCGAGCGCGCGCATTGGGACAAGATCCCCGCCGAAGTGCAGGCCGTGATCACGCGCCGGGAGGAAGAAGCCCACCGCGGCATCACGAGGCTCGGCGAGGACGCCTCGTTCGGGCAGAAGCTCCGCAGCGTCATCAATCCCTATCTCCCCATCATCCGCGCCGAAGGCGGCGACGAAGCCGGCGCGGTGAAAGACCTTCTCCAGACTGCCTATGTGCTGCGCACGGCGAACCCCGAGCAGAAGGTTCAGCTGTTCCGGCAGCTCGCCGGGCAGTTCGGAGTGGATCTTTCCGCTGCTGCACAGGATGCTCCGCAAGTGAATCCGGAAGTGGCCGCGCTCCGTCAGGAGCTCACGCGCGTCCAGAGCTATCTCGCGAGCAATCAGCAGCAGCAACATCAGCAAGTCGAGGCCGACGCCCAGCACATGATCGATGCGTTCGCTGCCGATCCGAAGAACGAGTTCTACGAAGAGGTCAAGCCGCTCATGGGGCAGCTCCTTCTCGCGGGACGCGCTCAGACGATGCAGGACGCATACGAGCAGGCGTGCTGGGCGACGGCCGGCGTTCGTTCCACGTTGATGCAACGGCAGGAAGCCGAGGCGGAGACGAAGCGAGCAGCCGAGGCGCGAGCCAAAGCTGATGCGAAGCGACGCGCAGGAGGATCGGTCAGCGGCGCGCCCACTGCCCCCGTGGCGGCGACGGCGTCGGCCGCAGCCCAGAACCTCTCCCTGCGCGATGAACTGCGGCAAGCGTTGCGCGCCGCGACTTCTTCGTAATCTCGTCAGGAGCAATCCATCATGGGCCTGCAAAACCCCAGCAGCACCTTGACGGAAATCGTGACCACGACCCTGCGCAACCGCACGGGCAAGCTGGCCGACAACGTCACCAAGAACAACGCGCTGCTCTACCGGCTGCGCCGGCGCGGCAATGTGAAGACCGTCTCCGGCGGCCGCACGATCGTCCAGGAACTCGAATACGCTGAAAACGGCACGTTCAAGCGCTATAGCGGTTACGAGGCGCTGAACATTTCGCCGTCCGACGTGTTCACCGGCGCGGAATTCAACTACGCGCAGGCGGCCGTCGCCGTCTCGATTTCGGGCCTCGAACAGCTGCAGAACAGCGGCGAGGAAGCAATCATCGACCTGCTCGAATCGCGCATCAAGAACGCCGAGAAGACGCTCGTCAACAACATCGCGCTCGACTGCTATTCCGACGGCACGGCCGACGGCGGCCGGCAGATTGGCGGCCTGAACCTTCTCGTTTCGAGCACGCCGACGACGGGCGTCGTGGGCGGCATCGATGCGTCGACGAGCATCGGCACGTTCTGGCGCAATACGGCGTTCTCGGCCGTGACGAACGGCGGGGGTGCCGCGACGTCGGCGAACATCCAGTCGTACATGAACCGCGTGTACGTCCAGCAGGTTCGCGGCACGGACAAGCCGGACCTGATCATCGCCGACAACAACTACTTCCGTCTGTACCTCGAATCGTTGCAGGCTATCCAGCGCATCACGTCGAACGAAATGGGCGAGGCGGGCTTCGATTCGCTGAAGTACATGTCGTCGGACGTGGTGCTCGACGGCGGTTTCGGCGGCGGCGCACCGACGAATACGATGTTCTTCCTGAACACCGATTACATCTATTTCCGGCCGCACGTCGACCGCAACTTCGCCCCGATCGGTGACGATCGGTTCGCCGTCAACCAGGACGCGATGGTCAAGCTCGTCGGCTTCGCCGGCAACATGACCGTGTCGAATCGCCGTCTGCAAGCCGTTCTCGGCGCATAAGGGGATCGACATGTCCTTCGTTTCCTACGATCCGATTCTCGGCACCGTCAAGCTGACGGACATCGATCCGGACGGCCCGGGGCCGCTCAATCCGAAATCGACGCGCCAGTCGTTCTCGTTCGAGCCGCTCCGGGGCTATGACCCGAACCTCGGCGGCGGCGAGTTCGTCTACGCGCAGTACGGCGCGACGATCGCTGCCGGCGCCGTGGTCCAGTTCAATCAGTCGCTCAATGCCAACGGCCAGATCGTGAATACGGCCGTCGCATGGGCCGGCACGGCGAACAGCGGCGACATCCTCGGCATCGCGGTTGCGGCGAGCGGTGCCAACGGTCAGTGGGGCTGGTTCCAGATCGGCGGCAACGCGATCGTGAACTGCTCGGGCGCACCCGTCGCAGGCAATCCCTGCTACTGGCAAGCGGCCGGCGTCATCAGCCCGACGGCCGTCGCCGGCAAGCAGATGATCGGCGCGAAATTCGCCACCGCGCCGGCCATTACGCTGGGCACGGGCGCGAGCGCGCAGGTCCTGTCCGGCACGCAGGCAGTCGTCACCATCGAAGTGCCCTGCGTGCAGACGCAGATCACTTAAACCCCTCGGGGCGCCTTCGGGCGCCCCTCCTTTCGGAGAAGCCTCCCCATGGATTTCGCGACCCCGCGCATTCACGAGCAGGGCAATTCCCTGCATGTCTCGCATGGCGACGACAGCCGACTCTTCGTCGAGTTCACGCTCGAGCCCATCCATCAGGAAGCCGAATCCGAGAAGCAGGGGCGCCCTATTTACAAGGACGTCGCGCATATCCGCATCCACTTCCCCGGCGATCGCACGAAGCAGATTTTCCGGCCGGTGAAGATGCAGGACGACATGCAAGGGCCGTCGGACCCGCGCCGGTTCCCGCGCCAGTGGGAAGCCTTCATGGAGCAGCGCGCGCAGGTGCAGGAAGGCACGCCGCTCGAGCAATGGGCGCCGGTATCGCGTTCGGAGGCACTGTCGCTGAAGGCGATGCACATTCATACCGTCGAGCAGCTCGCCGCGATCGCCGACCACAATCTGTCGTGGCTCGGCGCGCGCGACTTGCGCGACAAGGCGGCAGCATGGCTCGCCAACGCCAACGATGGCAAGGAGGTGATCCGGCTGCAGACCGAGAACGAGCAGCTGCGCGCCGACCTCGACGTTCAGAAGGAGCAGACGCGCGAGCTCGCTGCACGGCTGGATGCGTTTATCGCGCAGTCGAGCGCATCGGCCGGCGCACCGGACGGCGCTGCGCCGCTGACGCGCGGGCGCCGCGCCGCGATCGCGGAGTAACGCGTCATGACCCAGCCTCTCACCTCCAGCGGACAGAAAACCCTCCTACGCATCGTTCAGGAGGTGATGGGCGACTTCGGGCTGCCGCAGCCGACGATGGTCATCGGGAACACCGACAAGACCGTGCAGCAGATGCTGATCCATGCAACGCGTATCGGCGAGGAACTGGCCGCCGCAGGCTCGCTGAACGATGGCTGGCCCGTCATGCGCAAGGAATACACGTTCAGCCTCGTCGGGTATGGCGGCTATACCGGTAGCACGACGCAGGGCAGCAACGTCATCACGGGGATGACGTCCGTCGCCAACATCGCGGTCGGCATGATCGCGACGAGCACCGCGATTCCCTACGGCGCCGCAGTCACGGCCGTCGGCGCGAACAGCGTGACGCTGAACCAGAACGCGACGACGACCGTCAACGGCGCGAGCTTCTCGTTCGGGCAGGAAAGCTACGCGATTCCGACGGATGCCGACCACTTCATCCAGCATACCGGCTGGGACCGGTCATTCCGCTGGCAGTTGGTCGGTCCGCTGAGCCCGCAGGAATGGCAGGTGCTGAAGTCCGGCATCAGCCCCACCGGGCCGCGGCTGCGCTTTCGCATCATGGGCGGCCAGATCTACGTCAATCCCGTCCCGGCATCGCTCGACAATCTGGTGCTCGAATACTACTCGACGGGCTGGTGCCAGTCCGCCGCCGGCGTCGCCCAGAGCGCGTGGGCGGCCGATACCGATACGCCGGTGCTGCAGGATCGCCTGTTCATCCTCGGGATGATCGCGCGCTTCCTGAATCGCAAGGGCTTCGATTCCACGCAGGCGCAGCGCGATTACGACGATGCGGTCGATGCGGCGATCGGCCGCGCGGGCGGCTCCCGCGTGCTGCCGCTGAATGCGCGCGCCGAGCCGCCAGTCCTGTTGGGCTCGGCGAACGTCCCCGATACCGGCTTCGGCTCCTGATATGCGGCGTCCCGTCAACCGCGGCGCGCGGGTCACGGTCCAGTCGATCCCGCCATCCGTCGGCGGTCTCAATACGCTGGATGCCGTGGCAAACATGCCGGCGACTGACGCCGTCATCCTCGACAACTACTTCCCGGGCACTGCAGACGTGCCGATCCGGCAGGGCTACCAGCTCTGGGGCTCCGGCATTACCGGCAACGTCGAGACGCTGGCCTCATTCACGTCCGGCACGCAGAAGAAGCTGTTTGCGGTGGCTGGCGGCAGCATCTATGACGTGACCTCGAACGCCGCTGTCGGCGCGCCGTTGATCACCGGGTTGAGCAATTCGCGCTGGCAGTGGGTGAATTTCAGCAATGCCGGCGCGACGTTCCTCGTGATGGTCAATGGCATCGACGCGCCGCTGCTCTACAACGGCACGACCTGGCAGTCGATCACCCAGACGTCGACGCCGATCGCGATCACGGGCGTCAATCCGAGCACGTTCGCGCATGTGGGCGTCTCGGCGTCGCGCCTGTGGTTCGCGCAGGCGACAAGCATGCAGGCATGGTATCTGCCGGTCGGTCAGGTGGGCGGCGCGGCCACGCTGTTCGACATCGGCCCGCAGACGACGCGCGGCGGCTTCCTGATGGGGGTCGCGACATGGAACATCGACAATTCGGCCGGCCTGAATCCCTACACCATCTTCGTCACGTCGGAGGGCGAGGTCGCCGCCTACCTAGGCTCGGACCCATCGCAATCGAGCAGCTTCTCGATCGCCGCGCGCTTCCGCATCGGCAATCCGGTCGGGCGTCGCTTTTTCGAAAAGGTAGGCTCGGAACTCGTTTTCATCTGCGCTGACGGCCTCCTGCCGTTGAGCAAAGCGCTGCTAACCGATCGCGCCGAGGCGGACATCGCGTTGACCGAAAAAATCCGCCCATCGGTGAATGCCGACTATGCCGTGTATAAGGGCAATTTCGGCTGGCAGCCAATCCTTTATCCGGACGGGACGAAGCTGATCATCAACGTGCCGACGCAGGAGGATTCGACCTCCCACCAGTACGTGATGAACACCATCACGAAATCGTGGTGCCGCTTCACCGGCTGGAATGCGTTCTGCTTCGTCTATTTCAACAGCGCGCTCTATATGGGTGGCGCGAACTTCGTCGCGCAGGCCGACATCGGCAACGATGATGGCGGCATGGCAATCAACACCGACATCAAGCCGGCATTCAACTATTTCGGGATGCGCGGGCAGGAGAAGTTCTTCAAGATGATGCGGCCCGTGTTCATCGCGAATTCCGCATTCGCGCCGCAGATCGATCTGTCGGTCGATTTCAGCAATGCCACGCCGACCTCAACGCCGACATTCAGCCAAGGAAGTGCGACGCCCTGGGATACGACGCCTTGGGACCGAGTGCCTTGGAATGGCGCGCAGATCGTCCAGACCGACTGGGAAAGCATCGACGGCATCGGCTATGCCGCCACCTATCGCATGCGCGCGCAGACGAAGGGCGTGCAGTTCGCGATCGAGTCGGTCGATTTCATGTTCGAGCCGAAACAAACTCCCACCCTTTGATTTTCCCGCTGCCTACAATCGGCTCCTGAAATTTCCATCTTCATGCACGCGGCCCACGACGGGCCCGAGTAAAAGGTGCGCAGAGCAGGTTCGCGCGCCTTCGTCCGTGCAACCAGCGATGCGCGCCAGGGAACGAGCCGATGCGCAGCATCATCTGGGATCAACCTGAGCGGGTCATGCGATTCGTCGCCGAGCGTACCGGCGAGGACGCGTATCGCGACTACACGGCGATCGGATTGGAGCGCGCCGGCGCGCTCGTGGCCGGCGTCGTCTATGCGCTCTATACCGGCCGCGGCGGATCGGTGCTCATGCATGTCGCATCCGACGGCTCGCGCCGCTGGATGACGCCGTCCTACCTTGCTGCGTGCTTCCGCTATCCGTTCGTGCAGCTCGCCTGCCGCCGCGTGACGGGCCTCGTGCGCGCCGACAACCAGGACGCCCAGCGCTTCGATGAGCATCTCGGTTTCCGCCGCGAAGGACTGATTCGGCAGGGCTGCACGGATGGGACCGACATGATTCTTTACGGCATGCTCGCGAGCGAATGCCGCTTCCTCGAGGGAAAACACCATGCGGCATTGCTTCGAGCTGCCTGACCTGCCGGCGCTCGCCTTTCGCAAGGCGCTCGGCAAGAATCGGCCCGCGACGCTGGAAGGGGGCGGCAAGGGTGGCAGCGCCCCGTCGTCCCCGGACCCATGGGTCGTATCGGCAGCGCAGACCGCGCAAAACAATGCGACCGCCGAATTCAGCAAGTCGCTCAATCTCAATAATTACTCGAATCCGTTCGGTTCTCAGCAATCGCAGGTTGTCAGCTATGACCCGAAAACTGGCGCGCCGATCTACAACACGTCGATCACGGCCAATCCCCAGCTCCATGAGGCGATCGGGAATTTGCTGACGCAGACCGGCGCCAGCGGAGGCATTACCACCGATGCGATCAATGGAATCGGAAGTGTCGGTCAGGGCTATGGCGCGCTGGGCAGCGGCATAGCCGCGCTGAATCCGCAATTGGCCGCAATCGGAGCGTCGCTGAATCCGCAGGCCGCCCAAGCCGCGCAGAAGCAGGGGCGCGACGCGGCCTACGCGTCGCAGACCCAATATCTCGACCCGCGCTTCTCGCAACAGCAGACCAGTCTTGAATCGCAGCTCGCGAATCAAGGGCTCACGCCCGGCTCGCAGGCCTATGACAATGCGTTCAAGAACTTCAACCTGTCGAAGAACCAGGCCTATAGCGATGCCGCGAATCAGGCGGTACTCACCGGCAGCCAGATCGGCACGCAGAACTGGCAAAACCAGATCTCCGGCGCGCAAACGCAGGGCAGCCTGATCGGGCAGCAGGGCAGTCTGTTCGGCCTCGGCGGTTCGATGCTCGGGCAGCAGGCGAATCTCTATGGTCAGCGCGCGAGCCTCGCGCAGCTGCCGTATTCGAACTTGTCGACGCTCGCGAGCCTCGTGCCGGGCAATACTGGAACCGCGCAGTCGGCGACGTCTCCGGCGAACATTGCGCAAGCCTTCCAGAACCAGTACCAAGGCCAGCTCAACGCCTACAACGCACAGACGGCATCGGCCAATTCGACGATGGGGGGTCTGTTCGGGCTCGGCAGCGTGGCTTTGGGAGCACTGGCGCTCTCGGATCGCCGCGTCAAGACCGATATCGAACGAATCGGGCCGCTCTCCGAGGGCATCGATTTCTATCGATTCCGATACCGCCACGATCCGACCGGCGCGACGCATTACGGCGTGATGGCCGATGAAGTGCGGCGCGTGCGGCCGGATGCGGTCTACCAGCATCCGAGTGGTTACGCCATGGTCGACTACGCGAAGATCGGAGCCGCACATCATGCTGGGTGATATCGGCGATTACCTCAAAGCCACCGTCGGCGAGATCGGTCACCATCCGCTACAGGCGGCCGGCGCCGCGCTCGGCGTGCCCGGCTACGACCCGTTCTTCGGTGGCCTGTTCAACAACCACCAGGGCGGCGCGCTGCTCAGTCCCACGGGCAACTTCACGTCGAGTGCGTGGAAGGAGATGTACAAGGACAATCCGAACAACACGGCCGGATTGGATCTCTTCCATCGCGTCAACTCCGTTGCCGACGTCATCGCGCCTGCGATCGCCGGGGCCTATGGGTCCGGTGCGCTGGGTAGCGGATCGGGGCTGTTCGGGCTCGGCAGTGGAGGCGGCAGCGGCGGCGCGGGCGGCTTCACCGGATTCTTCAGCGGGCCTGCGGCATACGGAGATTCGGGCCTGACGAGCATCGTTTCGCCGGGAGGGTCCGGTCTGGGCGCGGCGATGGGCGGCGATCTCGGCGGCACGCTCGGCGCCTCGCCGACCGGCGTGTTCAGCGGCCTGCTGCCCGGCGGCGGCATGAGCGGCACCGCGAGCGGCGCGCTCGGCGGTGGTCTGTCGGGCGACGTCGCCGGCGGCGCGTCGATCGGAGGTGCCTCGATGGGCGGCCTGAACATAGGACCGCTCATGCAACTCGGATCGCAGTTGATGCAGCAGCAAAGCCAGCAAGCGCAGCAGCGCGCGAGGCAGGCATCGCAGGGCCAGGACTCGTCAGGCGACTACGCCAACCCGCAAACGGTCCTTCTCGCGCCGCGCGCGACCACTCCTACGGTGAATTCGCAGTTGCTCGGCCAGCTCATGCTTGCCGATCGCCTTGGCTCGACGGGAGGGTATTGAGATGGCCGGCAACTTCACGGGCGCGCAGGGCTTCCTCGCCAATCCGATGATCGCAATGCTGCCGCCGGATCAGCAGCAGAACCTGTTGCAGCTTCAGCAGCGGCAGGCGATCGGCCAGGCACTGCTCGCGCAGGGCATGCAGCCGGCCGACTACGGCGGCGCGAATGTGGGCGGCATCGCCTATCACGTCAGCCCGCTGAACGGCGCCGCGAAGCTCCTGAGTACCTACCTCGGCAACAAGCTGACGATGGATTCGCTCGGGCAGCAGGCGAACCTGATGGGGCAGATGTACAGGAGCAACTTCGGCGTGACGCCGAGCGCGAGCGCGGCCGCGCCGAGCGCGCCAGCATCCAGCGAGTCGGTTTCAATGCCGCCGCCGGCGGGCGCCGACGTAGCCCCAATGCAGGGCATCTCGGCCGGCATGGGGCTCACGCAGCCGACGCCGATGCAGCTCGGGCAGGCGATGGGGGCACAGCCTGCCCAAGCTTCCGCGAGTACCGCGCGTGGCCCGCTTCAATTGCCCGGGATGACGCCACAGGCATCCATGGCTCTTTTCAGTATGCTCGGCCCGGAGGGGTATGCGCGCGTCATGGCGCAATGGGGCGCGCCGACCGACGCGTCGCGGATGGCGAATGCGGCCGGCCTCGATCCGGCGCAGGCAAACGCGGACGCGCTGTTCAAGGCGAATTACATCGCCCCGAACCAAGGGACGCCGGGCACGATCGCGCGCGATCCGCGCACGAACCGGCCGATCTACTACTCGCCGAGCGTGCCCGACGGTGCGCAGCCGGTCTTCGATGCGAGCGGCAATCTTGCGGGCGTTGCGCCGCTGCCCGGCGCCGCCGGCGCGATCGCGAATGCTGCGGCCGCGCGCACGGGCGGCGAGGGAAGCATGCTCCCGTTCTCTGCCGTCGATGCGGCCGGCAACCCGCTGCCCATCACGAGCCGCACCGCCGCAGCGACCCAAGCCGGCGCGACGTCCCCGGCAAGCGCGGCGATCGTCCAGACGGAGAGCGGCGGCAACCCGAACGCGGTGTCGCCGAAAGGCGCGGTCGGAGCATGGCAGCTCATGCCGAACACGAAGGCCGACCCTGGATTCGGGGTGCGGCCGGCCGCCAACAACTCACCTGCCGAGTTGAATCGTGTCGGGCGCGACTACTACAACGCGATGACCGATCGATATGGCAGCCCCACGATCGGCGCCATCGCCTACAACATGGGCCCGGGCGCAACGGACGCGTGGCTGAAGAAGGGTGGTCATTTCGAGGATCTGCCGGCCGAGACGCGCAACTACGTCGGCAAGGTGAGCACGCTGACGGCGCTCAATGGCGGAGCTGGTGCGCCGGCTGCCGCGCCGATGTATGCCACCGCGCCGATGGGTGCGCAGGCCGGCGCGAACACTGGCGCCACGGCGCAGCAGAACGAGCTGTCGAAGAAGTGGACCGACCTGAACGCCCAGAACCAGCAGGCGCAGACGACGATCTCGTACCTGCAGAACATCAAGACGCTCGCGCCGAAGGCGAATCTCGGCCAGACGGCTGAGAAACTGGCCTATGCGAACAGCCTGCTTGCCTTCGCCGGCAGCGAGAAAGCGCAGGACATCACGACCGCGAACAACCTGCTCGACAAGTACTCGAACCAGATCGTCGCGCGGCTCGGTCAGGGTGGCCTCGGTACGGATGCGGCGCGCGCGATTGTCGAATCGGCCTATCCGGGCCGTCACATGAACCAGCCCGCGATCGACGAGGCCGTCGACAATCTCGTCGGCGCCAACCAGATGGTGCAGGCGAAGGCGCGGTTGCTCGCGCCGCTTCGCACGGCGAACGATGCGGGCAGCTATACAAAAGCCGAACTCGCGTTCGACCAGAATGCTGACCCGCGCATCTTCCAGTACGCGAACATCGCCGATCCGGCGAAGCGCGCGACGTTCGCGCGAATGCTTCAGGCTCAAGATCCTGGCATCGTGCAGAAAATCCAGACGCTGCAGCAGCTGGGGGTCTTCAAATGACCGACCTCGCCGCTCAGTTCGCTGCGGATGCCGGCGGCGCGGCTGCAAGCGCGCCGTCTGGGCTGGCTGCGCAGTTTCTCGCCGATGCGAAGGCTGCGCCTGCAACGCCTGCTCCTGCTGCGCCCGCGCCGGCGCGCTCGACGGGCGCGGAACTCGTGCGCCAAGCTGGACTGAGCGTGCGCGCTGGCGCGACCGGCATCACAGCGCTCCCGGCAATGCTCGGCGATGCGCTGAACGCCGGCTACAACAACCTGATCGCCGATCCGGTGAACGCGCTCTACGCGAAGGTCGCCGGCCCGAATCTGACGAGCACCATCACCGGCCAGCAGCCGACGCTGCTGCCGCACCTGCAGCCGGTCTCGCAGACGATCCAGGGCATCGAGAACGCCGCCGGCCTGCCGCAGCCGGGGAATGCCACCGAGCGCATCGTGCAGGACGCCGCATCGGCGATGGCCGGCGTAACGCCAAGCGTCGCGGCCGGGCGGCTGCTCGCACGCGCGACGGCGCCCGCCGCGACGGCATTGGCGATTCCGGGCGCGCAGGGCGCGCAGGCCGCGTCGCCCGTGGTTCGCGGCATCGGCACCGCGTTGCAGGCCGCGCCCGGCATGCAGATCGTCGGCTCGGCCGGCGCGGGGGCTGGCGGTGGCGCTGCGCGCGAGCTCGGCCTCGGACCCGGCTATCAGCTTGGCGCGGCGCTGCTCGGCGGCGCGGCCGGCGTGGGCGCGGGCTCGCTGGCGACGGCCGCCGTGCGCGCGCTCGCCAATCGCTTGATGCCAGCGCCCGGCGTCACACCGGCGGCGGCCGCCGCGCGCGCGGATGCGGGCGTCGATCGCGTGATCGACGAACTCGGCCCGCAGGCGCGGCAGTCGTTCTCGCCGATGGAGAATGCGCCGGTGCCGGAGCCTGTGGCCGCCGGTGCTGCGCCGGCTCCTGCGCCGAATGCCCCGCAAGCCGCTCCGCAGCCTGCGCCCGGCGTCCCGCCGTCCCAGCCGATGCCAACCGCATCCAGCCAGTTCGGCACCTTCCAGCCGATCAAGCAGCGCGTCGCGCAGGCCATCATGCAGAACCCGGACGTCGATCCGGCCGCCGCGATGCGCGCTCAGGACTTTCGCGATCTCGGCATGGCGCCTACGCTTGGGCAGATCACGCGCGATCCGAACCAGTTCGCCCGCGAACTGAACATCCGCGGCACGCCGACGGGCTCGCCGCTGGCGATTCGCTTCAATCAGCAGAACACCCAGCTGCAGCAGGCCCTCAACGGCCTCATCGGCACGCCGTCCGATGCATATGCGGCCGGCTCCGCAATCCGATCCTCGCTTCGGTCGATCGACGACCAGATGGCGCAGCAGGTAAGCGACGCCTACGCGGCCGCGCGCGCCTCGAGCGGCAAGAATCTGGACGTGCCGCTCGCCGGCGTCGCGCAGGACTATGCGCAGGTGCTGAACGATTTCGGCGACAAGGTGCCGAGCGGCGTGCGCAACAACTTCGATCAGCTCGGACTGATGGGCGGCACGCAGCGCAAGACGTTCACGATCGAGAGCGCCGAGAACCTGCTGAAGGTCATCAACGCCAACCAGAGCAACGATCCGGCCACGAATCTCGCGCTCGGGCAATTGCGCGGCAGCGTCAAGAGCGCGATCCTCTCGGCCGACGACCAAGGCGGCGTCTATGCGCCGGCGCGGCAACTGGCGGCCCAGCGCTTCGCCCTGCAGGAGCAAATCCCGGCGCTCGAGGCGGCCGCCGCCGACAGAGTGCCGGCGGATGATTTCGTGCGGCGCTTCGTCATCAACGGAAAGACGGATGAGGTGAGCGGTATGGCGCAGCTGCTGCAGGAGCATGCGCCGCAAGCCTTCCAGGAAGCGCGCGCGCAGATCGGCGCGCAGCTCGCGATGAGGGGATTCGGACAGAACGTCGCGGGCGATGCGCCATTCAAGCCGGCGGGGTTCGCGCAGCAGATGCAGGCATTCGGGCCGGCGAAGCTGGGCGCGTTCTACAGCCCGGACGAAATCAACCAGCTCAACGCGATCGGCCGCGTCGGCTCTTACATGAACGCGTTTCCGTCATCGGCGCCCGTCAATACCTCGAACACTGCTTCCGCGATCGGCGCGATGCTTGCGCCCGGCCTGAAAGAAATTCCGATGGTCGGAAAGCTGATCGACAACGTGGGGAATCGAATGTTCGTGAATCGCGCGCTGGCCGGTCGGCTATCGGATGCGGCGCAGGCTGGCGGCAATGCGTCGCAGCAGCGAGCTATCGGGGCGCTTCTCTTGAACTCGGCGCCGCGCGCGCCACGCGGAAACCCCTGAGGCGAGGATCGCATAAATGGCGATGCACATAATCGGAGCAAGCGCAGTGATCGAATTTTGCATAAGGAGCCATCATGCCATTTAACGGGAGCGGCGCTTTCAACCTGCTGTATAACTGGCAGCAGGACGCGGCCCAGGGATTGAACATTAGCTCATCCCGGATGCAAAACCAAGATCAGGATATTGCTGGCGGTCTTTCCCTTTGCCTGACGAAGGACGGGCAGCAAACGCCGTCCGCGAATCTCCCGATGGGCGGCTTCCACCTCACGAACCTGGGGAATGCCACGGCGCAGGGCAACGCGACGACCGTGCAGGACGTGCAGAACGGCAGCGTCACGACGCTCACGTCGGTGAGCGGCACCGACACTATTACCGCGACGACCGCGCCTGCCATCGGCGCATATGCAGCCGGGCAGGCGTTCGATCTGATTGCCATTGGCTCGAACCTCACGAATGCCGTCACGCTCAACATCAACGGGCTCGGCGCGAAGTCGGTCGTCAAGAACGGTTCATCGCCGATCGAGATCGGCGACTTCCAAAACGGCCAGTCGTTCCGCGTGCGCTATGACGGAACCAATTTCCAGGTGGTTTCGCCGCTCGCGGCGCCGACGTCGAATCTCTCCTGGCGCAACAAGCTGCTGAACGGCAATTTCGCGATCTGGCAGATCGGCACGAGTTTCTCGCTACCGAGCGGCGCCGTTGCCTATACGGCAGATCAATGGGTCGCGACGAGCGGCACGGGCGGGAGCGCGACAGTTTCGCAGGTCGCCCTGACGCTCGGTGGCGAGCCCGCAGGTGCGCAGTATATGCAGTATGGCGTTCAGTTTCAGCAGACTGCGACAGGCGTCGGCAATCCGCAGTTCGGGCAGCGCATCGAGAGTGTCCGCACGTCCGCGGGTCGGAGTGTGAGCTGGACCTTCTATGCGAAGTGTGCGTCCGGCACGTTGACGGTGACGCCGCAGTTTTTCCAGGTGTTCGGCACTGGCGGCTCGCCGAGTGGTCTCGTCACGATTGGCACTACGCCATCGACTATCACCGCCACGACGACTCTCCAGAAATTCACCGTCACCGCATCGATTCCGTCGGTCTCAGGCAAGACGCTCGGGTCGAACAATAACGACTGTTTGCAGGCAGTCCTGTCGTTTCCCGCAGGCGTTCTTTTCACGGCCATGATCGCTCAATGTCAAGTGGAAGAGGGCGATGTGACGCCTTTCGAGATGCGTCCGATCGCCGCAGAGTTGGCGGCTTGCCAGCGGTATGTCCAGCCGATGCAGGTCGGATTAAGAATGTATGCCGGCGCGGCCAACAACTTCAATATCGACTACACATTCCCGGTGCAGATGCGCGCTACGCCGAGTTTCACGAACGGTGGCTCCATCGTAACCGCTAATGCGGGTTCCGAGAATGTCACGTCCATCACCTCATATGGCCTGAGGTGGGGATTCCAGAGTCTCGCCGCCGGCGATTCCTACATCCTCGATCGCGTCCTTATGCTCACGGCACAGCTATGACGATTTCTTACCAACTGATCGCTGGCAGTACGACGGTGCTGCGTTCCGATGGCGTCTACATTCCGGCCGATCCGGCGAACGCGGACTACGAGGCGTATCTCGCCTGGATAGCCGCCGGCAATGCGCCAGCTCCTGCATCCATGCCTACTGCCGCGCAGCAATGGCAGACGCATCAAGCGCTTGCGATGGCCGCACTCATCGACTCCGACCGCACGGTACTGCGCTGCTACGAAAATGGCGTGCCGATGCCGGTGGAGTGGAGCGCATACCGGAAAGCGCTGCGCGCGATCGTCGGGGCTGCGAGCGGCGATCCAACTCAACCACTTCCAACGCGGCCAGCATATCCGGCCGGAACCTGAGCAGCCGAAAACAACCATTCACAATCGGGGATCTCAATGAAGGAACTCATCGCGAATGCAGCGAGCTCGGTGGCAAGTGCGACGTCGCCGGCAGCAGTGCCGGGCGGTATGGTCGTTTCGGTATGGACATGGCTGAATGGTCACGACATTTCGTGGTATGTCGGGCTGCTGACGATCGTGGTTCTCATGCTGCAGATCCGCGATCACCTGTTTCCGCGGCGTCCGGATGGAGGCAAGCATGAGCAGCTTCGATGAGGCGTTCGACGCGCTGATCGGCAACGAGGGCGGCTATTCGAACAATCCGAAGGACCCTGGTGGCGAAACGATGTGGGGGATTACAGCGCGCGTCGCGCGCGCGGCCGGCTATACCGGGGCGATGCGCGACCTGCCGCGAGAGTCGGCGAAGGCAATCGCCAAACGCCTGTATTGGGACCCGCTGCACCTCGATCAGTTCGATCCGCGCGTCGCGTTCCAGATCTTCGACGCGAACTACAACGGCGGCCATCCAGTGATCTGGATGCAGGGCGCCGCTGGCGCGCGCGTCGACGGCATTCTTGGGCCGCAGACGATCGCCGCGGTGCAGGCGGCCGACCCGCTGCGCTTCATACTGCGCTGGAACGCGCTTCGCCTGACCTATTTCACCTCGCTGGCGACCTGGCCGACGTTCGGCAAGGGCTGGGCGCGGCGAATCGCCGCCAATCTCACGAAAGGAGCCTCATGATGCCCCTCATCCCGATTGCGATGGCGCTCGCGCAGTTCGCACCGATGATTGCCGGCTGGCTGGGCGGATCGAAGGCCGAGGACGTGGCGACGAAGGTCGTCGGAATTGCCCAGACGGTCACCGGGCAATCTGCGCCGGACGCGGCCGTCGCTGCGCTGCAGGCCGATCCGAATCTCGAGCTGCAATTCCAGAAGGCCGTGCTCGAGCAGCAGTCGGAACTTGCCCAGATCGCCGCCGACGTCACCAAGGCCGAACTCGCAGCCGATACGGCCAACACGGCAGCCGTCAACCAGACGATGCAGGTCGAGGCGAAGGCCGATCACTGGCCGACGTACAGCTGGCGCCCGTTCGTCGGCTTCTGCTTCGGCGTGCTCGGGCTGATCTCGGGCCTGACGGTCGCGGTCGCCTATTTGGGAGTGATGTTCCTCCGCGCCGATCCCAGGGTGCTGACCGATATTCCCGGGATGCTCGGCGCGGAAGCGGCCGTCATGGCGACGATGGCTCCGGTCCTCGGCATCGCGAGCTACTTCCGCGGGAAGATGCAAGCCGATCCGCACATCCCGACCGATAACCGAGGGTAG